GCGGCACCATCAGTTGACTTCTGGTCAGCAGAAATTGGTCGCGCTTGGAACGGTACAGCATTTGCACAGTCATCTTTCTACGGAACCGCATGGACAAACATGACATGGTACCAGACCCTTGGTCAGAAGATGCAGAAGATGAGTAACAAGATTCATCAGTTGACGATGCGTGGTGGAGCTAACTTTGCAGTTGTTTCTCCTACCGTAGCAACAATTCTTGAAGTTATCCCTGGCTTCGCAGCTGGAACCGATGGCGACAAGATGGAATTTGCAGCAGGTATCACAAAGATTGGTACCTTCCACAATAAGTTCACCGTATACAAGAACCCATACATGACTGAGAACGTAATGCTTCTTGGTTTCCGTGGTTCACAGTTCCTAGAAACAGGCGCTGTATACGCACCTTACATTCCGCTCATCATGACTCCTCTCGTATACGACCCAAATAACTTCACGCCACGCCGTGGTGTTATGACTCGTTACGCGAAGAAGATTGTCCGTCCGGAATTCTTCGGCAAAATCTTCATCGACAAGCTCAACCTAGTCTAAGACTAGTCAGAGTCTCGTAAAGAACTAACTAGGGAGCCCATTTGGGCTCCCTTTTTAGTGCCGTTTAACAATAAAAACTCAGTTAAAGACTATGGAACGATATTTATATACGTCTTCACTTGAGGAGATTTATGCAGAATCGTGAACCAATTGTATTTGAAGAAAGTCCAGTTAATCCGTATAAACTTACACCGTTCGGATTCTACGACCTAGATACGGAGTTTCAAACAGAAGCTCCGCAGGTAGCATCGTTTGTCGCTCGTCGTTTGGGATATCCTGTAGTTGATGTCGAGTTAACTCATCGTCAAATCTATGCATGCCTAGAAGAAGCGGTTACCACGTATAGTAATCAAGTAAATCAGTTTAATGCCCGTGAGCACATGATGGCTGTACAGGGCATGAGTACAAGTATCAATATTACTCAAAAAAATATTGTAGGAACATCAATTCCTCAATTGGTAAAATTATCTACGAGTTATGGTACAGAAGCTGAGAGTGGCGGTAATACTACTATGAAACATAGTGCTATTAGTGCCTCAGCATACACACAGTCTTATGATGTTCGTGATTTTATTCTTCCCGAAGACCAAGGAAAGGCTGTGGAGATTCGTCGTATTTACCATTATATGCCACCAGCAATTGCTCGGTATTATGACCCATTTGCAACTACGGGGCTTGGTCTAACAAACTTGATGAGTGAGTTTGGATTTGACGGATATTCTCCGCCGGTAACCTTCGTTATGATGCCCGCGTTTGAAGATTTACTTCGCATTCAAGCAATTGAAATTAACGATATGATTCGTAAGAGTCAATACAGTTTTCAAGTAGCTAATAATACTATTCGATTTACGCCAATTTTTACAGAAGCAAGAACTATTTGGTTTGACTATTATGTAGTTGATGAAAAACTTAATGGAACTGATGCTAGCGGCTCGGGCGGAATTATTCAGTCGGGCTCTTCAAACAGTATTGTATCCGACTTTTCAAATATTCCTTATGATAATATTCCATATACTAATATTAATAGTATTGGTAGACTTTGGATTTATCGTTATACATTGGCATTGTCAAAGGAATTACTTGGTACTATTCGTTCCAAATACGAACATATTCCAATTCCAGATGCTCAGATTCGTTTAGACGGTGATATACTTCGTCGAGAAGCTGCTACAGATAAAGAAGCTCTCATTAAAGAAATTAGAGAAACTTTAGAGCAGACGGGCCAGCAGGCACAGATGAAAAAGCAAATGGAAAATGCAGAAGCAATGAATAGCATGTTTAACTACGTACCAACACCTATCTTTATTGCATAACGTAATAAGAGAATAATAATGCCAAGATTCGTAACAGAAAGAGACTTTCAATTTTTCCAGCATATTAACAAAGAGATTGTTATGGATGTGGTGGATGTGGAAGTTATCTTGTATAAAATTATTCCGGATGTTGTAAGTGTCAATATTTACGGAGAGTCTACAAGTAAGACACGATACAAAGGTATTAGTCTCAATGCGCTTGTTAAGTACCCAAAGACTGCGCCACAGGGAGAAGGATTTGGTTACGATACCACACAATCTGATGTCGAGTTTAGATTTGTTCGTAAACTTCTACAAGATGTGGACGTATATCCCGATGTGGGTGATATTATTGGCTACAATAATAATTTTTACGAAGTAGATAATATCAATGAAGCTCAGTTAATTGGTAGTAGACCAGAGTTCAATCACAACATTATATGCGAAGCTCACTTGACTCGCCGCAGTGGCATTAACATTGAAGAGACACATACATGACCACACCTACGTTTAACGTAAATAATATTAATCTACCCAACCGATATAATCGTGGGAACGATAATAAGTTTGTGAGCGGAGTTAGTATGCCCGTGACAGTTGGGTTGTACACAATTGATAACGCAATTTTAACTTTTTTACAAACTAAGATTAAACCGATTGTAACACAGGACGGTAAGCAAATTCAAGTTCCAGTTATGTACGGTAATCCAGAACGTTGGAAGTCTGTACAGAAGGATGGCGCAATTCGTGACAAAAATGGAAAAATTATGTTACCCATCATGATGCTTCGTCGTACTACGATGAAGAAAAATTCTATTAATTCTCCTGTCAACAAATATCAAAACTATACGTTTAAAACGGGATGGAATGCTCGTAATATTTATGACAGATTCACCGCTCTGAATGGAATTACTCCAAGCGAGGTGTATCATTCTACCCTTGTTCCCGACCATTATAACTTCACTTATGAAGCTATGATATGGACCGAGTATATGGAACAGATGAATAAAATTGTAGAAGAAGTATCGTTCGAAAGTAACGAGTATTGGGGTGACAATAACAATTATAAATTTATTGCTAAAATAGACCAATTTGAACAAATAACTGATTTACCTACGAATAATGACCGTTTAGTACGCAGTAGATTTACCATTGACGTTCGTGCCTATATCTTACCTCAAAGCGCATTGGACAAGAGCGGCAAAAGGGCATCCACGACCCGCCTAGAGTACTCCCCAAAGAAGGTTGTGTTCGACACAGAGATTGTGACGGGATCATTGTAATAAGAGTTTAGGAAAATCAATTGATATTTATTGGTAGATTGGAGGTTTGAACACAAAAACCCATATTTATGATATGTATAGGTATTTTATTTAACGGAACAGGTTGATGACTATGAAGAAAGTAACAGAAGAAGAGCTGACACAGATTGTAGGACTCCGTGATACGCTTGTTGAGATTATCACTACAATTGGTGAACTACACCTTAATGAGTTCTCGCTGAAATCCGAATTGGGTTCTATCCAAAAGGAAATTTCACAACAAGAAAATCGGTTCGTAAGTTTTCAAGAAGCAGAAAGGGTTCTATTCGAGAAGTTGAAGGACAAATATGGCACCGGTAAAATTGATTCTACCACCGGCGAAATATCAGAATAATTAACCCATTTGGAGGATTCGTATGGCAGAACGCATTGTATCACCAGGCGTTTTCACTAGAGAAAGAGATCTATCTTTCTTAACGCAAGGAATTAGTGAAATCGGGGGTGCATTCATTGGACCTACACCAAAAGGTCCAGCATTTATTCCAACAATTGTAAGAAGTCAGCAAGAATATGTAACCCGTTTTGGTGAAGCAGATGTCACACATTACACCGGGTTAACTGTTAAGAACTACTTGCGTGAAGCGGGTGTAGCAACTGTTGTTCGTGTACTTGGTCTAAATGGCTGGGATAACACTACGACTAAGCCAGCACTTATTTATGCATCGGGTTCTAACTACAAGAAACTTTTTGCCGTACTGTTTCCAAGTAGTACAGGTAACAGTATTGATTCTATATCAATTGGTGGTAGCACCTCAAGTTTTAATCTCGTTGTATCATCATCGGGCGGTACCGACCTTAGTGCAAGTGCATTAAGTACTAGTGAAGGTTCGGCAGCATATCTTGGCGATTATTTTGGTTCTTCGCCAACAACTACAAAAAATGCATTTGTTTATGCAATTTTCCCAGATGCAGTTGCATCGGGTTCAACTACACTTACAGCAGAAACCTCAAGTACAGCATTGTTCTTCTCTGGTTCAACCTATGGTAAGTACTCAAATGCTTCGACGCCGTGGATTCAGTCACAGACCGTTGGTGGTGAAGTAATTGATTTGTTTAAGTTTCACACGTTAAGTGATGGAAATTCTTCAAACAAAGAAATTAAATTATCGCTCTTAAACATGCAAGCAAGTGGCGATGCTGATTATGATTTTGGTACATTCTCATTAATAATTCGTCGTTATGATGACACCGATGCTCGTCAGGAAGTTTTGGAACAGTATGATAATTTAACGCTTGACCCAGATAGTGCAAATTATCTACCACGCGTAATTGGCGATAGTGCTCCAACTACTGACACGGTAACCGGTGAAATTTATTATCAAGGTGATTTCCCAAATCGCTCACAATACATTTATGTAGAAATGACCGATGGTTCAATTCCAGCAACCGCACTTCCATTTGGATTTGGTCAATATAGTTCAACTGTATCTGTCGCTGGATCGTTCCTCGTTTCACCTATCTTTGTTGAAACACGTTGGTTAAGTGGCTCAACAGCTGGCTATACAGCTGACGCGCTTGATAAGAAATATTATTATGGTTGGGATTTCTCTGATGCAGAAGGAACCAATCCTTCATACCTCGGACCACTTCCATCTGGCTCAGCAACCATCGGCTCAGCATTTAATTTACAAGATATTGTTGATGTTCCAAATGGTGCAGTTGCTAAGGCAATCTCACTATCCGATGCTGATAGTTTCATCTATCGTAAGTTCTCTGTCGCATTCCAAGGTGGATTTGACGGTTTAAATCCAGCACGTGATATTAACATGGGTGCGGACATTGTTGCAACAAACAGCCAGGGATTCAATCTTCAGAACTCAACAACACCTGGTTCAATTTCATACAAGAAGGCTCTTGATGCACTAAGTAATCCTGACCAATGGGACTTCAATCTCTTAGTTCTACCTGGCGTTATTTATGAGCTACATTCATATGTCGCGACAGAAGCTTTAAATCTTTGTGAAAATCGTGGTGATGCATTCTACATCATGGATACTACAAGTTTGAACGCAACTCTTGCAACAGCAACGGGTAAGGCTGGTGAAATTGATAGTAACTACGCTGCAACTTATTATCCTTGGTTAAGAGTCATCGACACTAATACCAACAAGTTGTTGTGGGTACCACCTTCAGTTATTCTACCTGAAATCTACGCTTACAACGACAATGTTGCAGCAGAATGGTTCGCACCAGCTGGTTTGAATCGTGGTGGTATTGCAGCAGCAGTCGGAGTTAAGGTAAGACTTCCACAGGCAAGTCGTGATACGTTGTATGAAGGTCGTGTTAACCCAATCGCTCAGTTCCCAGGTCAGGGCATCTGTGTATGGGGTCAGAAGACACTACAACGCCGTCCATCAGCACTTGACCGTGTAAATGTTCGTCGTTTGTTAATCGCTGTTAAGAAGTATATTGCAAGTGCCTCACGTTACTTGGTATTCGAACAGAACGTGGAAGCAACACGTAATCGCTTCTTAAACATTGTAAACCCATATTTGGCAAGTGTACAGGAACGTTCAGGTTTGTACGCATTCCGTGTAGTAATGGATGAGACAAACAACACTCCAGATGTTATTGACCGCAACATTCTATACGGTCAACTGTATCTCCAGCCAACGAAGACCGCTGAATTCATTATTCTTGATTTCAACGTACTTCCAACTGGCGCAACGTTCCCAACCGCTTAATAGCGATGTGGAGGGGAGTAAAATCCCCTCCACAAAATTACCTTCCATACTATTTATAGTTAAGAATCCTTTTGGAGATTACAAATGGCAAACCTAGTAACTGAACAAGAGCTGTTTTTCACAGCGTTTGAACCTAAGACGAAGAATCGCTTCATTCTATATATTGATGGCATTCCGTCATACATCGTCAAGAAGGTAAATCGTCCTAAGATTACTCAGGATGCTAAGCCACTTGACCACATTAACCTACAGCGTTATACCAAGGGTAAGACGAAGTGGGGTACGATGTCTCTCACCCTTTACGACCCAATTGTACCATCGGGCGCGCAGTCTGTAATGGAATGGGTCCGTCTTCATCACGAATCTGTAACTGGTCGTGACGGATATCTTGAATTTTATAAGAAGGATTTAACCTTGAATATTCTTGGACCGGTTGGTGATAAGGTAGAAGAATGGATTATCAAGGGTGCACAAATTACTTCTGTAGACTTTGCAGAAATGGATTGGGCAGCTGATGACCCTGTAGAATTTACCATTGAAATTCAGCCAGACTATTGCGTATTGAATTACTAATACGTTCTGTTTTCGAACTCACAAATCTCCACGGCAAATTAGTGTCGTGGAGATTTTGTGTATAAGGGATAAAAACAACCTTATAGTCTTCGTTTCGATATTTATACAGGTGGCGTGTCCTACTTCGTGAGAACTATATGGTAGATATTACTGATTTTCAAATAGGTCAGGGTGAGAGTTTCAAGGCATACATGCAACTGTTGAATCAGTCGAATGATAACTCTCCCGTGGATATCACGGATTATACCTTTGAAGGCCAAATTAGAGAGAATTATACGACCGACGAAATTGCTGCGCAATTTTCGTTTGAAAAAGTGACACCTAACTCGTCAGGTTCGTTGTATATTACTTTAAGTCCCGATGTAACTGGTACTTTAACACAAAGAAGTTACGTATATGATATCAAGTTCACCAGCGGCTCTTTAGCACCAGTTTCTAGAAGACTTCTAGAAGGTGGTCTAACTGTACGTCCTGCTGTGACGAGATAATACATGAGCGATAACATTAACGTTAACGTAGATATTGCAGACTTGATGGTTGTCTTAGATAAAGGAGACAACTATAACATTAATATACAAGAACCATCAACGGTTGTAATTAACGAAACTATGTTCTATCGTGTTGCTGATTATGCAACTAACGCTGGAAGTGCTAGTTTTGCGCTTACCGCTAGTTATGTACAAGGCGTAAGTACAAGTTGGAACACTCTTTCCGATAAACCAGCGGGAATTGTTTCTAGTTCTGAGCAAGCTTTACTTTGGACAGTAGCTACCGCTTCATATGTACTTTCAACGGGATTACCAAGTAATATAATTTCTAGTTCTACTCAAGTAGACTACAACTTACTTCAAAATTTACCAACTACAATTGCAACTGCTTCATTAGCACTAACAGCGTTGACTGCTTCGTATGTAAGCGGCGCAGTTACTAGTTGGGAATCATTAGTAGGCAAACCATCAGGAATTGTTTCCTCATCTATACAAATATTAGATTACAATCTATTCGCTACTACAGGGTCAAATGTATTTGTAGGAACTCAAATTATTACAGGGTCAATTATCCTTACGGGTAGTATTTCTTCTGTAGATTATATTGACATCAGTACCACTGCTACCGCTCCAAGCGCCGTTGGAAGACTCCAATGGGATGATGCAAATGGTACAGCAGTTCTTGGGTTAAAGGGCGGACAAGTAAATCTTCAAATTGGTCAAGAAGTCGTAGCGCGTGTATTTAACGAAGATACAGTTTCCTTAGTTAGTGGTAACATCGTTTATATTACTGGCGCACAAGGAAATCGTGTTGCTGTTAAACGTGCATCGGCAACACGGGAGTTTGGGTCAGCGAACACGTTGGGTATGGTTACTGAACCAATTGCCGTTGGGGAAGAAGGATTTATTACTCTATTTGGCGTAGTTAACCAGCTAAATACAATAGGACTGACCGCCGGTGCGCTGTTGTGGTTGAGTACAACGCCTGGGCAATTCACACAGACTAGAC